CAAAAACTAAAACAAATATATCTAAACAACGAGAAACCAACTCCCAAACAAATTAAAGAGGAGATAGAAAAAATGGCACGGCTAAATAGCGATACAATAACAATGGAAGAAGGATTAGAAATGTATCCTCCTTGCGGGGTGGATATAAAAAGGAAAGAAGGTGATAGATAATGGGAGCTAAAATATTTGGCACAATAATGCTGATTCTCAACATTCTTATGGTTTGCTATGCCATGATGACACCCGACGAAGCACAGCTTTTTCTGGTTATTTTCTATATAGCGGAAACATTCTTGAGTATAAAATATCTTGAAAGTTTGAAAGATAAAATGAAATGAAGAAAGGAGGTGAGCAATATGCCTATGGCGACAGATAAAGAGGAAAGAAAAATGAAACAAACAGGGGCTTTTTTGGACAAGTTCCAAGATGGAGATAGGGTTATTTTAAAGTCTAATTTATATTGGCTAGTTAGTCACTATCTTCAGCGAGAAAAAATATCGGTTATTTGTACTCAAAAAGAGGATTGTCATTTTTGCCAAAGAGGATCTCAGCCGAGAAAGGAATATTTTTACATCGCAGACGTTTATCATAAAGGAAATGATGAGCCGGAAAAAGGAATAGCTAGAGTGCCGGCCTCAGTTTTTTATGAAATGTCTAGCAATGAAAGATTGTTAAAAAAGTCAAAAAGAGAATTTGATTGGATTATTGGGAAAACAGGAGAAGGCAAAAAAACTCGCTATAGTACGATTAGGGGAAGTGAGGTCAAGATTAATAAAGCGGAGATAGAGAAGAATAACGAAATACTTGAGAGAAGAATGGATGCTTATTCTAAGAACCTAGAAGAGAGGTATAAAGAACAAGTTAAGTCTTTTGAGGAAAATAGCGAGGAGGTTTCATTAGATGAAGACGAAAATGACTAGGCTGACAAAGAATAGTGCAATTGCGTTCCGGATTTTTAATCAGCTTAAGGAACTAATAAAGAGACAGGGATTGCTTTATCTAGATATTGGAAGATTGTTAAAGATTATTCGGGATGAGGGTTATTATCAACAGCTCGGATATGATACGTGGATTGAGTTTGTTAGAAGTGGGGAAATAACTATTAAGCAATCTACTATTTATGCCTATATTTCAATATATGAAATGTATGTTATGAAGTATGGATTACCGCCCCAAGAGCTAGCCGAGGTACCATGGGATAAATTGCACCTAGCGTTACCAGCGGTACGGAGAGCTGGGGGAAAAGAGGAAGTTAAGGAATGGGTTACAAAAGCAAGAACGCTAAGCAGAAGCGATTTAAGGATTGAGATAGGAGAGGTGGAACCATTAAGAAAAGCCAAGACAATATTAGTGAAAGCTTTTAGGTGTGATGATTGTGGGAAGTTAAGAATTGATCTGGATAAAAAAGAAATCTGTAGTTGTAATTGACAAAGGTGTATAAAGGTGTTAACTTAAAGTATGACAGAAAGCGAATTACAAGACAATAAATTATATTTCCGGAAAGACCTGACAGCTTATTTGAAGTCTCAGGGGTTGCCTTTTTCAAAACAAACAATTTTGAAATATGAAAGGATGGGAATTATCCCTTCTCCTAGAAGCCATATCGATACAATGAAAAAAGGTAGGAAAAGGTGGCGTATTTATACTGGGTCGGAGATTAAAGAAATTGCTAAAATCCTAAAATATAAAATAAAAGGAAAATGATATACAAACTTACAGAAACAGAATATGAGGTATTAAAGCGATTGGATACGGCAATGATGGTTGCTCAAATTCAAGCAAAAGCAGTAGAAGACAAAATCATGCAATATGTGCTTCATGAGATTTTGCCCAAAACTGGAGTGAAGAGAACGAAAGGGATGACAATTCCTTTAGAGATAAAACTGGACAAAAGGATTATTGAAATAGGAATAGAAAGACCCGCCGGCGGGATTATAGTGCCAAAGGGGGTTAAAAGAAAGAATGGGGAAATCAAAGATAGGAAGAAGTAATTTAGGAAATGTTAGTTGTTATTTTTGTAAGGGAGTGAAGCCGGTCGTGGATTGCGAGGTTGTTAGGGTGCCGGGTGGGGGTCGGGCCTATAAGTGTAATGATTGTAAAGAAGACGATAAAAGAATACCCCCCAATCTTTAATTAGCAATGATATTTAAGAATACCTGTCAAAATATAGTTAGTCTTTGGAAAAACACAGTCTTGATTTCATTGGAACTTTTGAGAACCTTGGGATTAATCATAGGATTTTTATTGCAGTTTTTGATATTGGGCACAATTTCAACATTTTTGGCTTGTATAGGGACTGTAATTATTTTGGGTATAGGAATTCCTGCCGAGATTTATCGGGTTATTTGGAACTTATTTAGAAGACCACAAAAGCAAACAAAATACCAAGAGGATCAGGCGATTAAGAACTTAGAAAGATTAATGAAATATATCATACTAAGACAGCTTATAATAGCCAATGCAGGAAGGGTTGGACGAAAAAAATCGGATATTTTTTTAGATAATTAGATGAATACAACGATAATAATTTCAACTTATCCCGGAGATCCTTGGATTAGCGATTTATTGAAAATCCTCAAGAAATATAAAATTCCTAAAGAAAAGATTATTGTTTGTGATCCCAAGAAAAAGAGGACTTTTGCAGAAAATAATAATTTGGGAGCAAAGCAGGCTAAAACTCCTTATGTGCTTTTTTTAAATAACGACACGGTTCCTCATAAAGATATGTTTGAGAATATGGAGAGGGTGTTGGACTCTAGTCAAGAGGTGTGGGTGGTAGGAGCTAAAATTTATTTTTTAAAGAATGTTATAAAGCACGTGATTTTCCAAAACGAGGTACGGCATATCTTTGGAATTAAAGATAGGATTCAGCATGCAGGTATTCAATTTACTAAAGAATTTAAGCCATTTGAATTTGGCAGAACACGAAAGAGAAACGATATAAGCGTTAATAAGAGACAAATTGTACCGGCGGTTACCGGGGCTTGTATGCTAGTTAGAAGAGATAAGTTTTTAGAGATAGGAGGATTTGATGAAAGCTTTATTAACGGATGGGAAGATGTAGATTTTTGTTTAAGGGTTTTAGAAAGAGGAGGGCGGATTATATACGAACCTTCGGCGGAGTGTGGGCACTATTTTGCGGGAAGCAAGGAGGAAGATCGTTTTGGGCACGAGGATCAAAACTATAACTTATGGATTGCGAAATGGCACTATACCGGCAGGATATTTAAGGTTTTAACTTATCAGTCTATATGAGTATTAAAATAAATCCCGCGGATCAGGCTTTTAGTGATTACATTCGCACAAGGGATGGGTGGGAATGTCAAAGGTGTATTACATTGGGAAGAAGATCCGTTTTTAGGCCACCTAAGCGATTAATTGATAAACTTCCTCAATATGAAGACAGGTATAGGAATGCGGCCGGATTACATGCAATGCATTGTTTTTCAAGGAGAGGAAGTGCTGTTAGGTTTGATCCCCTTAATGCGATTGCGGGTTGTTATGGTTGCCATTCATATTTAGACAGACATCCATTAGAAAAATATAGTTTTTTTGAGTCAATGATTGGAAAGGAAGCCTTTGAAAATCTTGTAGTTAGATCTAAAACTACCTGTAAAATAAACAAAAAACAAATAGAGTTGTTGTATAGAAAAAAGCTGAAGGAATTGCTCAAATGATTTCAATCATAATACCGTGCCACAATCGCAAGAAAAATGTTGAGTTAGCTTTAACTGCCCTAAAGATACAGAGTTTACCAAAAGACAAATTTGAGGTTATTGTTGTAGATGATGGATCTGATGATAAAACTTATGAACTGGTGGACATTTTTAAGAATGAATTCTCGCTTAAGTATGCGTGGATTTATAAAAAGATTGCGTGGAATGCCTCAAGGCCAAGAAATTATGGAGCGAAAATGGCCGAGCAGGCAACAGATGTTTATTTATTTCTTGATTCTGATATTGTTCTTAATTGCGAGGCTTTGCAATATTACTGGGAAGATTATCAGAAAGACAAGGATCGTGTTGTAATAGGTCCTTATAATTGGCTGCCGCCCCAGAAAGTAACTCCCAGAGACATAGAGGAGAGATTTGACGACGTAGTGTTGGGTAAACTAGAGAGGTTTTCCCCTTTAGGAAGAATTGGGCACATTGGACAAGATGTGAGAATGGCATCTTTTGATAAGGGATCTCCCGAAGATATTTATAATGAAATTTATGATGGGCTTGCTTGTTTTGGCGGCAATCTGTTGATACCTAGAAAGATTTTTTGGAAAGCTGGTGGATACGATGAGGAAACATATTGTGGATTGGAAGACGGAGAATTTGGAATTAGGCTTTGGAAAAATGATGTAAAGTTTTCTTATGATAAAAGGTGCATTGGATATCATATCTGGCACGAAATACCGCCGAGTAGGTTTCCCCCAAACCTAAAATTGCAGATAGAGAGACTTAATATGAAACATTTTGGAAAGGTTAACCCAGATTTAGGGATTATTCAGAAGACAAAAGAAATGTATAAAAGGATGGGCATTGATTGGGAGGTGCCGCCAGAATGGGAGAGATAAATGTTAGCGTTTGTGTTACAAATTTCAGGAAAGCTCACTTATTTAAAGAGTCAATAAAGTCTATTGTTCCCCAGCTTATTAATGGAGACGAGCTTTGTGTGGTTGATGATGGCGAATATGATGGAATTAAAGAGGTTTTAAAAGGATATTCTATCAAATGGAGATATGTAAGTACAGGAAACAAAAGATACCGAAGCGGGTGTAAGGCTAAAAACATAGCATTAAAGATTTCCAGAAATCCGATTATTATTATAAGCGATCCGGAGGTTTATCACATATCTCCTTGTATTACAAAGATGAGGGAAATGCTCCAGAAAAATCCAAAACAATTTATCGTGCCGGGATCAATGTATCTTAGTAAAAACATCAACCAAACGGTGGAGCTATTTTTTCTGAATAAAAAGGTTTTTAGTTTTATACCCCACTCGATGGCTCCATATATAGGGGGAGTAATGCGACAAGAATTGTTTGACATTGGCGGGTGGGATGAAAGGTTTAAATACTGGGGAAATGACGATAATGATTTAATGCACAGGCTAAGACTAAATGGATGTGAGCATGTTGTTGTAGATGAGCTAGAGGCACTTCATCAATGGCATCCTAGACCCCCAAAAGAAGCAATTGGAGATGCTAACGAGTCTTTATTATATGAAAAAAATAAATCTATGATAGCAAACAAAGGAAGGGCGTGGGGGGTGATATGAGCAAAATAGTTAGGGTTGATTTAGGGTGTGGAAAGAGGAAGCCTAAGGGATATATTGGAATAGATATAAGGAAGTTTAAGGGAGTAGATTATGTTTTGGATTTAGGAAAAGATCCGCTGCCCTTTAAAAATGATTCTGTGGATATAATAAGGGCACTACATCTATTTGAGCATTTTTACCCCCACGAACTATTTCATTGTATCGAGGAGTGTTGGCGAGTTTTAAAGCCTAAGGGACATATTCATATTGAGGTGCCAAAAGCAGGAACACACGCTTACTATATAAATCCTGACCATAAAATACAATTTGTTGAAGATACTTTTGGATTTTTCCAAGTTCCCGGCAATTCTGAAAGAATAGATCCACATGGATACTTAAAAGGATTTTGGCACGTTTGCGTGTTAGAAACACCGCACAAAGAACACATATTAGTAGATATGTATCCTAACAAAAGAAATGGACGATTTGACTATGTTGAGGTGGCTATTGACAGGGTTGTTAAAAGTAGTTAAGTTAAATTATGACCATCTTAATTACGGGCGGGGCAGGATTTATAGGAACTAATATTTGTCTTGAGGCAATAAAAAGGGGATACAAAGTTATAGCAATGGACTCCTTTATCCGGCCTAAGTCAGAGGAAAACATTCCGATACTTCAAGAGGCTGGTGTAGAGATTTTAAGAGGAGATGTAAGGCAGATGGTTGATTTCCATCGGTCACCTGTACCTGATGCAATTATTCATTTGGCTGGAAATCCGGGCATTCCTTGGTCGATAAGGTGGCCTGTTTATGATTTTCAAGTTAATGCTCAAGGAACTTTAAATGTTCTTGAGTATGCGAGGGTAATGGGGGTGCAGATGAATAAAAAAATTCCGGTAATTTATGCATCAACGAATAAGGTTTATACAGATTTGATAAATGAAATTCCTTTAGAGGAGAAAGAAAAACGATATGAGTGGAACTTATTAGATTTAATGGTATTTAAATATATTGCGGGGAAGCCCCGCCCTCTATGGATTGGTGGGGTAACTAAAAAGGGGATAAACGAAACTTTTCCTCTTGATGGCTTTGGTAAATATCATCACTCACCTTATGGAACTTCTAAATTAGCGGGAGATTTATATTGTCAGGAATATTTTCATGCTTTTGAAATCCCGGTAGTAATAAACAGAATGAGCTGTATCTATGGCTATTATCAAAAAGGGGTTCAGGATCAGGGATGGATTGACCATTTCATTAGGAGGATAGCCTTCGGGAATGGCAAGCTAAACTTCTTTGGAGACGGTAAGCAGGTTAGGGATATGTTATGGGGAGAAGACGTTGCTAGGCTTTATCTAGACGAGCTAGAGAGCATGGAAAAAGTAAAAGGACAAATATTTAATATTGGCGGTGGTCCCGAGAATACAATGAGCCTAATTGAGGCTGTTGAATATATAGAAAAAATATCAGGTAAAAAGGCTGAGATAGAATATCATGATTGGAGACCAGCGGATCAGAGGGTTTATATTAGCGATATTTCAAAGGTTAAAAGAATTCTTGGGTGGGAGCCTAAGATATCCCCAAGAGAGGGGATAAAGAAGATTTACGACAGGTATTGTCAAGAGAGGGAGAGGAATGGATAACAATAAAAATTTAAGCTGGAATGAGGCACAAAAGGCGGAGGCCGACTCTTGGTTAATTAGAGATCCTGAAAAACGTAGGGAAAAAATAGAGAGAGAGATTGCCCGCTATCCAAAAATGCGCAAGGAGATGGGATTAAATCTAATTGATCTTACTAATAAGTTTGTACTCGAAATAGGGGGTGGACCGATAGGGATAATAGCAGATTTACATTGTAAGAGAAAAGTTATTTTAGATCCCTTAACAGATGAGTATAAGAAGTATTGGCCCTGTGCTTATCATTTAAAAGGCGTTGGCGAGTCTATTCCTTTTTCCAACGGGGAGGTTGATGTGGTTGTTATCACTAACGCACTCGACCATTGTCAGTCGCCTGAGATAGTGATATTTGAAATCAAAAGAGTATTAAGGGCCGGGGGATGGTTGGCAATTCATAATACAATAGATTTGGCTTCAATCCACCGACACCCGGCACATCTCAAAAACATAGATGAGTTCTGGTTTCATAATTTAATTGATGAAGATTTTGAAACGGTGCATGAATTAACTTTTCGCAAAGACGGATTGAGATATGGTTGGGTTAGTTATCAAGGCAAAGTTGGCCAACCGGCCTTTGCTGGGCTATACAGGAAAGTTACAGGATACTAGAAAGGGGTGATTAGAATTGAATAGGCTCTATATAGGCAATCTTGAGTGGGGAGTTACCACAGGCCAATTGAGAGAGATTTTCTCCGAAATAGGCGAGGTTATAGATGCAATTGTTATTACTGATAGAGAAACAAGGAGATCAAAAGGATTTGGGTTTGTTACTTTTAAAAACCCAGAGGATGCAAAGAAAGCAATAGAGCGGTTTAATGGGGTTGCTCTAAATCGAAGAAATATTGTTGTTAAAGAAGCTCGGCCACCAAAGTCAAAAGAAAAAAGGAGATATTAAATATGCGATTTGCGAGTTTGTGTTTATTGTCTTTTGAAAGACCAGACTTTTTAATTCGTTCACTAGAGTCATTAAAAAGAAATACCCGATATCCTTATGAGTTAATAGTGAACGACGATGCCTCGATGAATCAGCACGTAAGCTCTTATTTAACAGAGCAATTTTTTTCAGGACACATTAGTCATTTAATTCTCAATGCTGGTCAGAACATGGGTGTAGGCAGGGCTTTCAGAAATTGCATTGGAGTTTCAAATGGAGACTATATCTTCAAGCTGGATTCAGATTTAGAATTTAAACTGGGATGGTTAGAGAAAGTGATTAATATTATTGAGAACAATAAGGACGCTGGGTGTGTCGGATTGTTTGATTATCTTAACTATGTCTCAACTGATGAAAGATTTGTTAAACTGGAAGAACGCAAAGATTGTTTCGTGGTAAAGGATTTTGTTAATTCAGGATATGGATTTAAGAGAATATTGTTTGACAAATACGGGGTTGCACTAGAAGATGATGGATGGCAGATATATGTCCAATCTCAAGGGTATAAGTCATTAATACCCAAAGAAGATGTTGTAGTAAATTTCGGATTTGGCAGGGATTCAATATATTTAATGCCGGGTGGTGGAGTTAGGCCTAAAAGCGAATTGCCTAAAATATTTAGACAAAATGAATAAAGAAAAAGAATGGAGGAAAATAGTAAGAAAAGCAAAAAAAATCGCAGGCACAATGGGGATAGACGAGTATTCTTTTCGTGCAATTGACATAATTGATGAATATGTGATTAGAAATTTTTTAAAAAAATGAAAAAGAGAATAGGACTTATAATCCCTTGCTACAACCTTTCGTGGATGACTCTTAATTTGTTTGAAAGCATTAAAGCTTGTTCTAATTTAGAGGATTTTTATTTTATTGTAATAGATAACGGGTCAATCCTAGACGAAAGCGACAGGATATTCGATTGGCTTTGTGAGCATTTTGATAACGAAAGCCATTTTTATTTTTCATATACAGAGAAACCGGTAGGATTTATTAAGGCGGTTAATGAGGGAATAGATGAAGTATTAAAACAGAAGCTCAATTACTTTTTTGTTTTAAATAATGACGTAATTGTTACAAGCGGATGGGACTTTAGGCTTTTGCAATCCCTTAAAAAGGATAGAGTTGGAATAGTTGGGCCGATATCATCACCCCCTAATTGGCGCAGCTTGCCGGGAGCGAAGATAATGATAGAAAAGAAGTTAAGGTATTTAAATATTAGGGAGACAATTGAACGATGGGCAAACACACTAAAAACAAACCTTGCGGGCATGGAAAAAGAGGTGGATTTTCTAGCCTTTTATTGTGCTGGGTTCAGAACAAAGATGGTTAAGGAGATCGGAAGACTAGATGAAGATTTTAATTTGGGATTGTTTGATGACGATGACTACTGCTTAAGAGCCAGAGAGGCGGGGTGGAAGCTTATTTTAAGAAAGGACACTTACGTTCATCATTATCACAGGAGTACATGGATAGAGCACGGAGCTGATTATATGAAAATGTTAGAGGAAAATAGGAAGATTTTTATTAAAAAGCACGGTTTTGATCCTTGGAAACGGATAGAAAAAGAGCGAAAAAAAGAGCAGAAAATAAAGAAAAATGGGTAAAAAATATGAACAGACCTCCCTATTTAGGGAGTAGGGGAGAGGCAATACAGGTTTGAAATTTAATATTATAGAGTGGAGGAGTGGGGTAGGGGAGAGGGTAAATTAACGCAAAAAATGCGGAAAATATGAGCAAAATTAGAAAAAATTTAATAGCCGATAATAGCCAAAAAATCTATGTTGTTTTGGGCATGCATCGTTCTGGGACGACCTTTTTGGCAAAAGCACTATACGATCAGGGTGTGGATATGGGAGTAAATAATGCAGATGATATAAAGTGCTTTTTTGAATCGAGAGAAATAGGAGAAGTAAACAATGAACTAATACATAGGGCCGGGGGATACTGGGACAACCCCCCTAGCGAGGAAAAAATGGCGAGGGTTGGTAAGTCTTTATCAAAAAAGATTAAGGAGCTTATGACACCAAAATCTCATTTCTGGGGATTTAAAGATCCGAGAACGGCAATTACTTTTCAGGAATTAAGCAAGTATTTTAAGGAAGACGATGATGTTTATTTATATTGCTGTTTTAGAAAACCCAAAAAGGTTGTGGCGAGCTTAATGAGAAGAAACAGGCTCTTTAAAGAAAAAGAAACAAGAAAGTTAGTAGATTACTATAATAGAAAGATAATTAAGCATATTAAGAAGTTTGTAGAATTATGAGAGTAGTATTAGGATTACCACATCAAACGGAGAGAATACACACCAGATTTGTAAATAGTTTGATAAGCCTTACTGTTTATTCACTAAGCCAAGGTATTAAGGTAGACAGGATTGCCACGTATAGAGACAACATAACTTTTGCCAGAAACAAGATTGCCTCAAAAGCGCTGAAAGAAACCGATGCAGATTATTTGTTTTTTATGGACGACGATATGGTGTTTCAGCCGGATGCTCTGTGCAGACTTCTAAGAACCAAGAAACAAATTGTCGGGGGATTAACATTTATTAGAACTGAGCCTCACGAGCCATCATTCTTTACTTATCATGCAAAAACCGAATCATACGTTCCCATTTATATGTGGAAGCCAAATGAATTGGTTGAATGTGATGCGATAGGAATGGCGGCAACCTTAATTGATATGAAAGTATTTAAAAAAATGAAAGGGTTTGTTCAAAAGCACAAAGATATATGGGGATTCTTTGATAATGTAGGATTCCGAGGAGAGGACATCAGTTTTTGCCAAAAAGCCAAGAAAATGGGTTTTAATATATTCTGCGACACATCAACCTTAGTAGGACATTTAGGAGAAAAGATTGTAGGATATGGAGATTATCAAGCGATGGCAGATGATAAAATATTAAGTATCAAAAAGCACCAAGCAGAGAAAGCATATGAAAGTAATACAAGTTAAAATATCAGACTTAAAACCAGCAGAATATAACCCCAGAGCTTTAACCAAAAAAGAGGCAAAGGATTTAAAAACCTCATTAGAGCGATTTGGGATGGTTGAGCCTATTGTTGTTAACAAAGCCAAGGGCAGAGAAAATGTAATAATCGGTGGACATCAAAGATTTTATCTTTGGAAAGAATTAGGCAATAAAACAATGCCTGTAGTTTATGTAGATATCCCAGATATTGAAAAAGAAAGAGAGTTAAACTTGAGATTAAATAAAAACTTGGGACATTGGGATTGGGATATGCTTGCTAATTTCGATGAGAATTTGTTAAGGGACGTAGGGTTTGTTTCAGAGGAATTAGACAAATTATCTAAGCCAATTAAGGAAGATGATTTGATAGAGCCGGGAGATAAAGCTAGGTCTAAACTTGGCGAGGTGTACAGATTGGGCAATCATAAATTAATATGTGGCGATTCCACAAAAATAGAAGTCTATAAAAAGTTATTTGATAAGGAAAAAGCCAATATGATATTTACTGATCCACCTTACAATATAGATTACTCATATGACTGGAGAGAAGAATTACATGGAGGTAAAAAGGTTAAACACCGTTTTTTTAGTGATAAGAAAACAGATAAAGAGTACTCTGATTTCATTAGAGATTGTTTTGTAAATGGTTATTCTTTTAGTGTTGACGAGGCAGCTTTTTATTGTTGGTACAACATGAGATATCACGAGATCTTGAGATTAGCACTAAAGGAAGCAGGGTGGAGGTTCTCACAAACTATTATATGGGTTAAAGATTTTCCCAATTTTCCTCAACCTCAGGGTTTTTCTAGGACATTTGAACCTTGTCTATATGGGTGGAAAAAAGGCAAAAAAGTATATGCTAATAAAATGTTTAGTAATTTTAGAGATATTGTAAATTACGATGATTTACAGCAGTTAATTGATTTATGGTACGAAAAAAGAGATTCAATATTCGAATATGAGCATCCAACTCAGAAACCCGTTAGATTAGCCGAAAGGGCAATAAAAAAGTCATCAAAAATAGGAGATATTGTTTTAGATATGTTCGGTGGATCAGGCTCAACATTGATAGCTTGCGAGCAGTTAAAAAGGAAGTGTTATATGATAGAGCTAGATCCACTATATTGCGATGTAATCAGAAAACGATATGCTAGATTTATAGGAAAGGAGGAGCAGTGGGAAGAGATAACAAAAGTGACACTATAAAAAAGGAGTTTCTAAAAGCGCTTCGTTCTAAGAAAGCAGCAGGCAATGTTCTTGTTGCTTGCAGCATGATTAATGTTAGCAGACAAACTGTCTATAAATATAGAAAGAAAGATGCTGTTTTCAGGAAAAAGTGGAAGGAAGCAGTAAAGAAAGGTAGAAGATTAATCGTTCAAGAAGCGGAGTATAGATTAAGAACATTGATTAGCGAGGGAAATATTACCGCGATTATATTTGCTTTAAAGAGTTATAAACCAAGCATTTACAAGGAAAGATTTGAACATGCAGGCAAAGGCAATAAGCCAATCGAGGTATCAATGCCCGGCGTGGAAAAGTGGTTGAAGAATAAGATTAAAAAAGCTTATGGCAAAACTAATTAAGGATAGCAAGGATGCGTTTCAAGTACTGGAGTTAATTTTTAAAGATCAAGACAAAGACGGATTATGGGAATATATTCATGATAATTTCGGTATAGCTATTCCTCGTAAAGCAGTTTGTCCACATCATGATGCACCTTTTGACTTTGTTGCGGACGTGTTTTTTCAGAAGGTTCAGAATGCTATTGCTTTAGCTAATAGAACAGGTGGCAAGACAACAGATTTCGCTATATTAGACGTTCTTAATTCTTATTACTGGCCAGATTGCGAAACGGCAACGGTGGGAGCAATTGAAGAGCAGGCCAAGAAATGTTACGGATATTTTCAAAACTTCATTAATAATATTGCAATATTTAATGAAAGGGTGATGGATTCGCTAATGCGAGAAACGAAGTTTACAAACGGCTCAATGGTGCAAATTCTTACTGGGACAATGTCTGGCGTTAACTCTCCTCATCCTCAGAAAACATTTTTAGACGAGGTTGAATTGATGATGTGGAATATTATTCAAGAGGCGTTTTCTATGCCACAATCCAGAAGAGATATCGTTGGGCAGCTAATTCTCACTTCTACCAGAAAGTTTGCATTTGGGCCAATGGAAAGGCTTTTGGATGAAGCAGAAGAAAGGGGATTTAAGGTTTACAGATGGTGTGTAATGGAAACGGTCGAGAAACACGATCCCGAGGTATGCAGGAAATCAGTATTTGCCGAGGATTGTCAGGGCAGGTGTTTAGAGTGCAGCGGATACTTGAAGCTAGAAGATGTCATCGCTACTAAGTTAAGGCTGGATAAAGATACTTGGGAATCTCAATGGATGTGTAAAAGGCCATCTCAAAAAGCCTTGGTATATCCGCAGTTTAATGAAGCGTTTCATGTTAAGAAAACAAAATTTGATACCGGCGCTGAGCTGTATTTATCAGAAGACTTTGGGTTTGCAGAGGGACACGCCAATGTTGTTGGTTTTTGGCAGGTTAAACCTTCTGGGCTAGCAGAGATGAAAGATGAAATATGGGTAGAGGGCAAAACAGACAGCGATATTATTACGATGGTTGAGGACAAGATAATAGAGCATGGTTTTATTCCTGATAGATATAAAGACCGACCAAGAACAGATGCTGAATTAAGAAGGTTATTGAATCAGGCCGTTAGTGTCTGGTATTGCCCAATTGAAGAACCCTCTAAAATAGAATTAAGAAGAAGAGCGGGATTTAGGGTTGAAGCCATGGCAGATGCTGATGCAAGAAAGGTTATGAATGGAATACCTCTTGTTAGGAAAGCCTTACAAGATAATATGCTTATCTTTGACCCAAGATGTAAAAAGACGATTAAAGAAATGAAAACATACGCTAATAAAGTGCGTACAGACGGCACTATTCTTGACGAACCAGCTAAAAAGAACGATAATGGACCTGATATGGTGCGGTACTTCTTCATTAACCATTTTCCAGCAAAACAGGCGGGTCATTTCCAAGAAACTAAAGGAGATAAAGACAAGCCTATTACAGCAGGAGTTTCAGAAGCTATATTTTAACAACTTTTGGTATTATGATATAAAGAAGTTATGGCAAGAAAAACCATTAGCAGAGGGGAGCTGGGTGGAAGTGGCACAACCGTCTATGGCGGGGTTGTTTCAGATGTTGAATATAATCAAACTCTAAACACCGAATACGGCGGGACAGGTCTTAAAATCCTCAACCGCATGAGGAAAAGCGACCCCGTTATTAGGTCTACTCTTTCAATAATTAAATTAGGAATTCTTCAGGGAGAATGGTTTGTAGAAGCCGGGTCGGATGACTCAAGAGATCAAAAGATTAAGGAATTTGTCGAAGAGGCCTTGTTTGATCGGATGAGTAAGCCTTGGAATGAAACGCTTAAAGACATTCTTACTTATTTAGATTTTGGCTTTTTTGTTGGCGAAAAAGTGTTTAAGGTTGAGGATGGTTTTGTTTGGTGGAAAAAGCTTGCATATAGGGCACAGACCTCAATAATGAAGTTTCAGACAAAGGGCAAGAAAGATGGTATTACACAGATACTATCTGGAGATATTGCTGATAAAAAGGATCGCATGCCCTCAATCCCTATTGAGAAGCTTTTAATATTTTCGAACGAAAAAGAGGGAGATAACTGGAGGGGTGTTTCGATTCTTCGGTCTGCATATAAGCCATGGTTTTTAAAAGAAAACCTAGAAAAGATTGATGCTATTGGGTTTGAAAGGAACGCTGTCGGCGTGCCTATCTTTAAAATGCCGCCTAACCCCGATGCTGCAGATGTGGAAAAAGCCGAAGAATTAGGTAAAAATTTGAGAGTTAATGAAAAGGCTTTTGTAATGCTACCTAGCGGTTGGGATCTTGAGATTGCATCCTCAAAATATGAGGGACAAGGAATTGGGAGGGCAATCAATAGATACAACCGAGACATTGTTGCAAACGTGCTGGCTCACTTCTTAGACTTAGGATCAGGGCCAACTGGATCGAGAGCACTGTCTGTTGACCAATCAGAGGCTTTTTATAAATCTCTACAGGCGATAGGAGATTATATCGCTTCTGTATGGAACGGACATGCAATTCCTCAATTGGTTGATTTAAACTTTGATAATGTAACTAAATATCCGAAGCTTAAGGTGACCGGTATTGAAAAGGTTGATGTAGAAAGGTTCAGCCGGGCACTTCAGGGCCTTGCTATGTCAGGGGTTCTTACAATAGATGATGATTTAGAGGATTATGTGAGAAGCAAGCTTAAGTTGCCTGACAAAATGGAAGCAGAATCCGAGGAAGAAGAGATTAAGAGGTCTACTAAGAAAAAGAGGGTACCTGCCGAGGAAGAGGAAGAAGAGGAAATTATCGAGGGGGAAAGTCAAAAAAAAAAGAAATTTAGGGAAATAAGAACTTGGAGGCCACTAACCTTTGCCGAGGAGAAAGTTAATATAGCTTCGCTTAAAAGGCAAATGGATCTTCTTGAGGCAGAGATAAAGAGAGAACTGCCGAAAGTTTTAGCGCCAGAAATTCAGGGATTAATAAATGACGCAAGGCAAGCTCTCCAGAGCGGTGATGCTAAAAGAGTTGAAGATATGTTTGTTCGATTTAAAACAGAAATAAGAGAATATATCTTAGATAAATTACATACTGCATTTGAAAGAGGAAAGATATCAGCTTCTAATGAAATGGACGTTGCTGCTCCCAGAACCTCAAATAAAATGATAAATCTATTAACGACAAAGGCTAATGCCATCGCGGACAGGTTAACAAATAGGCTTCTAGATAAAGCTAAGTTGACCGTGATTCAACAAATAGAACAAGCGACGCCCGTAACCGAAGCTGTTTCAGATTTGGAAAAGATATTAGAAGATGACATGTTGACTGCTGCCGGACTTACTGCATCAGTCACTACGGTTGGCGGAATTAATCAGGGAAGACTTTCGGTGTTTGATGAATACCCAGAGATGATTTATGCGCTTCAAAGGAGTGAAATACTTGATAATCGAATTTGTAACTTTTGTTTGTCAATAGATGGCCGGGTGGTTGAAAGAGGAGATCCTATCACAAAGATGGGGCCATTTCACTTTAGGTGTAGAGGAATTTGGGTTGAGATATTAAGAGAAGAAGCAGAAAAGCCCGAAATAGGTGGTATCCCGGCTCAGTTAAGGGAGAGGGTTGGGACGCTAGATGAGTTTAAACAAATTAGTTCTCCCATTCCGCTTAAAGGTTCATTAGCAGAAAGATTTATTAAAAGACGATGAGTCGTTTAAAGAATATTTATTGTTGCCGGTGCGGAAGATTTTTAGGACTAGAAGATATCAAAGAGGGTAGAATCGAACTCAAATGCCCTAAGTGTAAACAATGGACAATTGTAGAAGGAAGGAGAGTAAAAGAAGATGGTCAGGGTAAGTAAAGATTATCAGATAGACATTGTTAAGGTTGTAAGTGAAGACAGAGATATTTTGGGTGGAAATATTCCTTTTTTAGTCAAAATATCTGATGGAACAACCGATGCTCATATATCTGTGCTTACGGATGGTCTTTTAACTGAGGATGCGGTTGGACATCTTGTCTATCATGGAAGGTTGTTTACTGCCAGCCATTTATTCTCCTTGGTTGAAGATGATGACTATGCTTATCTTAGAATTAAAACCCACGAGGATTATTATGCTTTTATGAACTTCTCGGTTGAAACCGAAGCTAAAGCATATATTTATTTATATGAGGGAACTACTTTTTCAGACGGAGGAATAGCTGTACCAATATATAACAACAATAGAACCTCATCCAATACAATCAATTGTTTGATATATCATTCTCCAACGGTCAGCGACAATGGAACGCTAATAAGAACTGCCTTATTAGGGACAGCGGGGAAGTTTGTAGAGTCTTCTGGATCGGCAATAAATTTATACGCAAGGAAATTGAATAAAAATACGGAATATCTAATTGCGGCACAAAACAAAGCGGGTGCGGCAAAAGATTTAGCAATCAGGCTCCACTTATATGAAACAGATGTATAAAATTTGACTTTAATGATAAACTGCATCTAAAATTTAGGTAATTATCTCTTGAGTGGGAGGCAGTATGTAGGGCAGGCTTACTGCTTCCCATTCAGGAGACAATAAAATATGAAATTTGTTAAACCTAAAAATCTTCCACAAAAAGCCTTTGATGTATGGGAAGAGGTTTTTAATGCCAACAAAAAAGAGGTTGGAGAGGAACGAGCTGCCAAAATTGCTTGGGCAGCGGTAAAAAGAGGGTGGAAAAAGGTTGGCGATAAGTGGGTTAGAAAAAAGGCCTCAGAAATGAAAATTCCTCATAAGTTTTTCGGTTCAGTAACCGATTTAGCAGGACTAGATTTAGATCCAGTATCTGACAATGTATCAGAAATAGAAATACTTACAACGGGAGTTTGGCATCATCCCATTTACGGAGAATTGGAAATAACGCCAAAGAGACTAGAGCGATTCAAGAAAAATTTTGACGATGGGGTTAGAAAAGCAATTGCAATTGATATAGAACACAAATCTGATGAGGGAGCGGTTGGATGGGTAAAAAACCTTACAATTAAAGACAACTCATTATATGCTTTGGTTGAATGGACACCTGAGGGAGTTCAGCTTATTAGAAATAAGAAATACAGATTCTTCTCACCCGAATTTGATGATATTTATGAAGATCCAAAGACAGGGCAAGAATTCAGAGATGTACTTATTGGCGGCGCATTAACAAACAGGCCATTTTTGCAAGACTTGAGAGAGATAGTCCTCTCGGAGAAATATGCTGAATGGACAAGAAAGTATATCAACGACTTGCCAGACTCGGCATTTTTATATATTGAACCGGGAGGGGAAAAAGATAGTGAGGGTAAAACCAAGCCTCGTTCTTTAAGACATTTTCCTTATAAAGATAAAAGTGGCAAGGTGGATTTGCCACACCTCAGAAACGCTCTTGCGAGAATTCCGCAATCCAATTTGTCTGATAGTGTAAAATCGAAAGTAACTGCCAAAGCAAAGAAGATCGCTAAACAATATGGTATTGGCGATTCAAAAAAGAAAGGAGGTGAAAAAAGCGAGAAGACTATGGCTGAGAAAAAGAAAGAAGTAAAGAAGAAGAAAGCGCCTACAAAGCTGACGGAAAAGAAAGTTAAGAAATTAAGTAAGAAAGGCGTTGAGGGTAAGAAAGACAAAAAAGTCAAAACAATAACCCTTACCGAGGATCAACTTGATAAACTTGAGAAGTCAGCTGAGGAGGGAAGAAAAGCTTTACAAGAGGTTCGTAGAATGAGATTGACAAAGACTCTTAATGAGTTTGTCTACTCTGAAGACAATCCCGATGGAGTTCTTCTTCCAAAATCTAGGAAACTAGCTAAGAAGCTGTTGTTTTCATTGGGTGTGAATCAAAGGAAGGCTTTCATAAAATTACTTGAAAGCTTGCCCAAGGTAAGAATCTTCTCAGAAATGGGAGTAGATGTACCATTTGCTGAGGAAGAGGCTCCACCCAAGGGAGTTGATGATTACTCTTGGAAGTTGGCACAAAGGGCCAAGAAACTTCAAGAGGAAAAGCCCAAAACATACAAAACACTCCGGGACGCCATGTTTGCGGCTGAGAAACAGCTTAGCGAGGAAGGCATTAGGCCCGAATAATATCTTATCTGCCCAACCTGCCCACCTGCCCAAATTGAAAGTTGAAGTGGTTGGGGGGTCTTTGAATACACAAGCATTACTTCACCCCCACCCCCTTGAGCTTTCAAGCTCATGTTAAAAAGAAAGGAGGTGAAAAAGTACCCATAAGTAAATATCATGGCAACAAAACATACGGGATTAGTATTGCCCTTCCGTGCAGAAAATGACATGGATGAGGCATATGTTGTAGTTGTTATTGGGTCAAGCGAGGGAGAGGTAGATCTTCCAGCGGCCACGACTGATACTCCATTGGGAGTTATTCAGGATACGGCCAGCGAGGGGGATTCTGTACCAGTCATGGTAAGTGGAGTTACTAAGGTTGTTGCTCATGCAGCATTTTCGAAGGGAGACCTTTTGGGAATTGCGGCAACAACAGGGAGAGTTGACACCGTGTCTGGACTGGATTCATCCTTTGATGGAGGAACTGCCACCGCTCAGAAGCCAATTGGTATTGCTTTGGAAGCAGCAACGGATGGGGGTCAGATTGTTTCAATGCTGATCCGACCGTTCTTCTTCCCATGGGGATAATGAACTATGAGTAAAATCACAGTTAGAGATGTCCATGTAGATCAAGCTTTAACCAATTTGTCTATCGGTTATCACCCCGCAGGGATGGTAGCAGAGCGTGTAGCTCCAGTAGCGAAGGTTAGCAAAGAGAGCGATAAATACTATATTTGGGACAGGTCTTCAGCTTTCAGAGTAAGTGCCAGCGGGATAATGTCTTTGAGGCCTGACAAATCAGAGGCAAAAGAGGTTGATTTTGGTCTGAGTACCTCAACCTACACCGCAGAAGAGTACGCCCTGAAAGTCCTTATCTCTGATAGAGAAAAGGATAACGCAGATTCTGTTCTCAAACTTAGGGAATCGAAGCTCCGCAGAGTGCAAGACTTGCTCTTGCTTGAGCAGGAGATTCGTGTAGCAACTCTCTTAACGACCTCTAGTAACTGGGACAGCAATCACTACGGAGACCCCGGTAACTGGGGAACAGGAACACCTACAATTGAGGCAGACATTGATGATGCCAAAGAGGTTGTTCGAAAAGCAATTGGTCTTGAGCCAAACGTGATAATCATCCCCGCTCAAGTTGCTAAAGTAATAAAGCGTGATAGTACGGTTAGGGATCTAATCAAGTACACTCACTCTGATTTACTGGTGAACGGAGACCTTCCTCCACGATTGTGGAATATGGAAGTTGTTATTCCGGGTGCAACCTACACTTCTAGTGTAGAGGGTGCATCTTCAATCACTTACAGCAACGTCTGGGGTAACCACGTTGTATTGCTTTACGTTAACCGAGAGTCTCCAATTGATGCACCTAACTCTGTCAAAATATTCCGAGCTAGGGATTGGGAAGTTAGGGCATGGAGAGAAGAGAAGCTAAGATCTGAAGCAATAGAGGTTTCGGTCATTCAAGACGAGGTCTTGGCAAGCAACATTTCTGGTTACTTGCTGACTGACGTATTGTCTTCATAATTTAAGGTTTATACGTTGGAGAAAGGTTAAAGTTTCTCCAAAAATAAGCCCTAAATTAAACAGCAAAGACAATCATGGCATATGAAGAACTCGATAATATAAGAGACGAGGCGGGCTTTACTGGTAATGAAAATGTTACAGACGCTAAGATAGAAGCTTACCAAAAGGCCGCCACAAGTCATATTGATGGCATTATTAGTCGTGTTTATTCTTTGCCTCTCTCTGAAACTCCTGAAATTCTTAAATTAATTGAGAGAAAATTGGCTGCCGGGCATTTGTTGTTAGACGAATATGGAGAGCAGGCTGAGGGTACATCAAAAGATGGACAAATAAAGATTGACTGGGCTGAGGAGATGTTACAACAAATAGAAGATGGGGTTATAAGACTTATCGGTAGTGATAATACGGCACTTACTCAATCAAAATTGGTGGGTATGAAAGGATTGCCAGACGATAATACTGGAACTGACAAAACAGCTCAGGCAGACAAAGACGACCCGCCAATGGTGGAAATCGGAATGACATTCTGATGCCAAACCTAGAAATAACTTTTAGTATTGAGGGAGAAGTTCAGCTTATACGCCGACTTCGTGATATAGAAAGAGATTTAAAAGATTGGACGCCAGAATTTAAAAGAATAGGCAATTTACTTCTGAAAACATTTAAACACAACTTTCAAACACAAGGAAGGACTCTCGGAGAACCTTGGAAAAGACTGGCACCCTCGACGATAGCTCAAAAGAGAAGAAAGGGTTATCCTTTAACGCCCCTAATAGCAACAGGAAAGATGAGAGATAGTTTTAAAGCAGGAGTGGGCAGGTTTCATGTTGAAATATCGAATCCAGTGGCCTATTTCCCTTATCACCAAAGTAGAAGGCCTAGACGGAAGTTGCCCCGAAGGGTTATGATGAAGATAGACGAAGAAAGAAAGCAGTTAATTAGCAAAATATTTATAGAGGCAGTACAAACAACTCTCCAAAAGAGAGGGTTTACAAGAACATAGAATGGGACTATATACCGATCCAGTATTAGAAAAGATTATCACAGTAATTGACGCCAGCGATGGTGGAGAAATTAAGAAGTTCTTTTATGGAGATCCGATATTTATTGCCAAGAGCGATCTTCCTTGTTTAATTGCCTCAAAAGACACCACCGAGATAGGAGATGCTTCAAATGCAGAAGATTATCATAGAATGGCAGTGGTGTTGACGTTGGTTATTGATATTAGGAAATTTTTTGATGAAACTCCTAAAAATATTCATGTCGGTTTCCAGAAGCTTTATGACATGATGGAGGGCCGGGAGTCAGATTATACTTTGAAAAATACCTCGATAGTTGATATATTGAGAAAGAACCATAATTTAACAAACAATGCTAATATAGATTTAGAGACACCAATGATGGTGGATTATGGATTTTCGGTTGGAAGGAGAGGAGAAGGAGTATGGGCACAGGAAGCAAATTTAAGCTTTAATGTCTACTTTACACAGCTTAGAGACTAATATGGCAAGACGAAAATATACAAGAAGAAAAAAAGCAGCTAAACCCAAGAAGGTTGCTAGGGTTGTTAAAAAAGAGGTTAAAATAAAAGAACCGCCTTTTATATATGGAAAGATTATTTCGAAAGGCAGGATTGTTCATCAATATGCACCCAATGAGATATTAAATAAGTTTTACTTTGATAAATTTGGTATTATGATTGAAGCGACGAGTTTAAAAGAAGCAAAAGAGAAAGTTAGAAAAATGTTTAAGTGAGGTGGTGAGAATGGCGAAAAAAAAGAAAATAACTAAAACGGCCTTTTCTGATACTAAAATTAAATTAGGGAAAGCTAAGCAAGTTGTTAAAACATATAGTTTTCCTGAATACTCTCTTGCAATTCAGGCTACAAGTTTAAAAGAAGCAAAGAGAAAATTGAATAAAATGATCAGAGAGGGGGTGAATAAGTAGATATGCCTTTAACGACACCCTTTACGGGGAGAAGGTCAGATATTGGAATTTCGAAAGAAACTACACGAGGAACAACTGCGGCCTCAGCTGATTATTGGCTGCCTTACGCAGCCTATTCGTTTCATGAAAAAGTTGCAAAGATTCGTGATGATGCTGGAATAGGAGTGCTTGAAACTCCAAGCGGCGCTGATTTGGTGAAACGATGGACAGAAGGAGATATCGAGTTCAATATTAGAGATGCCTCAATTGGACTGATTCTTTTGTCCTTGTTTGGATCTGAAAGTTTTAGTGCAGATGACCCAGAGGCAGATGTAGGGACTCATACCTTTACTGTTCAGTTAGGGAATCAGCATCAATCTCTCACTGTCTGGAAAAAGAATCCAGTTGAGACATTGGCGGCAGGTAATGTTGTCGTTTCCAATTTTGCTCTAAATGTAGTTCTCGACCAATACGTAAGAGCTACGGTTGGATTAATCGGTAAAGTTTTCGGTAATGACACAGAGACTGTTGCGTATGTATCCGAGAACAAATTCCGACCACAGGATGTTGCGATTAAGATTGCAGCAACTGAGGGAGAACTATCAGGAGAATCTGCCTTAACCACCGTAAGGAGTTTGAGTCTGTCAGTTAACAAAAATACTGAAGATTACCAAGGGCTTGGAAGCGTTGATCCGGTTGATTTTATAAACAAGAACTTAGAGGTGTCTGGAAGCTTTGAAATAGCTTTTGAAAACGACACTTATAAAGACTACACCTTGTTGAATCAGCTTCGGGCAATGAGTATTAAGCTCGCGAATACTGATGTGACAATTGGATCGTCAACAAACCCAAGTCTGGAAATTATCCTTGATCAGGTTGACTTTGACAATTTTGATATTGATGAAGCTAATGAAAATGTGGTTGTTTTAACAGCCAATTTCACAGCTCATTATAGTCAAGGCAATTCAAGGATGTTTAGGGCAATTCTTATTAACGATAGGAATACAGCCTACTAAGCCTAACTGAAGGGCATATAAGGTCAAAATGGAAAGACCATTGAAAGAGGTAAAACTTCCTGCTAGTGGATTTGTTGCAAAAATAGTGACGTTTTTGACACGTGGCGAGGTTAAAACCATTGATGCCAAAAGACTAGAAGGGGCAGAGGCTGAATATATTGGAGATGAGGTGAAAATAACCAAGCTCTCACCCAACATGATTCAGCGACAAAATGATGCCCTGCTTTTGGTTGGAATAAAACAGCTAATTGATAACAGCGGAAAGAAAATAGAAATAACAGAAGAAGCGATAGATAGCTTGCCAAATGGAGACGCGAACATTCTGTTAACAGAGCTGAGAAAAGTCCAAGCAGGAATAGAAACACCAAGTAAAAAAAAATAATTGAATGGGCAGACAGGGTATATCTCTACTTATCTAACCCACGACCCAGCCTAGAAGATGATGAGGGAAAGGGTGTTCCCAAAGAATACGCTGAATTTGTGGTTATGAGAGAAATGGGTTGGGATTATTTCACTTTTCACAAACAACCCGACTTTTTTATTGATATGGTATATGCTTTTATTGCAGCTGAAAGAAAAGCTGATAGAATGAGAAGTAAAAGGAAATAAAATGGCACAAGAAGATATTAAGATTAGGGTTGGATTAAAAGAAGAAGTTACAAGGCCACTGAAAGCCTTAGCAAAGGATATTAAAAGATTTGGCGAAGAATTCAAAAAAGCCGCCCCACAGGTTGAGGGTGCAACGGCTGCTATTTTAAGATTTGGTACAGGTGTCGCAGTAGGAAATTTGGCGACATTGGCAGCAAGAAAAATACTTCAGGGGTTTTCCCAACAAATTAGGGATGTTGTAAGTGCCTCAAACGAAATGGCATCTGCGATGATTGGACTATCTTCTGTGGCTGCCGCCTTTGGCGAAAGCCAAGAGGAAGCGAGAGATGCTGCCAGAAGCCTTGCAGAGGATGGATTAATGTCTGTAAGCGAGGCAGCGGAAGGATTGAAAAACCTTTTGGCTACTGGTTTTAATTTAGATGAGGCAATTAATTTAATGAATGCGTTTAAAAATGCAGCTGCTTTTAATAGACAAGGCACCTTAGAGTTCGGTGAAGCGATTGTGGGAGCGACTCAAGGTATTAAAAACCAAAACTCAATAATGGTTGATAACGTTGGTATTACTAAAAACCTATCAATGATATTAAAAGAAGCTGGTTTATCACAGCAGGATATGGCTAGGATTACTAGCGATGCATCTGTTAGGCAAGCTTTATATAACGGGCTTCTTAGGGAAGCTGCTGTCTTTGCCGGTGATGCCGCTAGGGCTACTATGACATTACAAGGAGCACAGTCAACATTAAGAACTGCTGTGTTTAATCTTCAGGCACAAATAGGACAAGCATTAACTCCAGCATTGATGCTTTCAACTCAGGCAATGATTGATCAAGTAAATGCTATTGGAGAAGGGCTGGGGCCGATGGAAAAGATGGCGAAGGTGCTTGTTGAGCTTGTTACAAACCTAAGAATACTGGGATTAACAATAAAAACCATCATCGCTCCGGCATTTATTGTGGCAAGGGATGCTGTTTTAAATGCTATTACATTGTTTAAGGGATTTGCCAATGTAGTTTTCAAGATATTAAAGCGTGATTTTAAGGGTGCTGTTGATACCTTGATAAATACAAGCTGGGAAATGGCAGATAGATCAAAAGAGGCAATTGACGACATTATTGACAATTTCGAAAATTATGTTCCTGCGGTTAAGGAAATAGCTGAGGAAGGAGCAGAAGTATGGAGAAGGATTGAGGCAGAGGGGCTTAAAGGATTCACGGATATAGCACGGAAGGCAATTGAAGAATTACCCCCAGTGTTAAGCAATGCAGCTAAAAAGATGATTGATCAGATAAGGAAAGAGATGAAAAGGTTTGCAAGGGCGCTGGAAACTCAAGCTAGGAATTTTAAGGAAAATATGCGGGATTTGGTTGTTTCTCATAAGGAAAAGGTAGAAAATATCAAAAAACAAATAGAAGAAGAAAGGGAGGCATTTAAGGAAGCGGCAGATGAAATTAGAGATAGAAACGAAGAAGATTTACAGCAATTTAAGGTTGCGGCACGAGAGAGACTGGCTTCGCTTCAAAGACAATTAGACAAAGAGTTGGCAAAAGGGAAGAAAGCAGATCAGGATAAAATTGCTAATTTAGAGGATATGATAAGAAGAGAGAGAAAGTCTCTCGAAGACCAGCTAAAACTCAAAGAAGAATTGATTGAGGAGGAAATTCAGGAAGAATTAGAAAAACATCAGGAAAAGATAGACGCACTTCAGGCCGAGCTTGATACTGAGTTGGCATTACAAAAAAAACATGCAGATGTGTTTGCTGAATTTAAAGATGCTGTTGCCGAGGATGATATCGAGAGATTAAAGCGCAAGTTTAAAGAAGAGCGGGAGTTAATGATCAAAGAACATGAGGAAAGGCTTGCAGAGATTAAAAGACAAGTTGAGGCAGAAAACGCGATAAGGGCCGGGATATCTATTCCTAGTGCACCGACAGAAATTGATCCAAACAAGCTATATACAGCAGCAGAGCTGGTGGCAATGGGATATGGAGGATATGCGGGATGGAGTGATCCTGAGGCTGGTTATAATTTTAGAGAAACAGGCGGAAGTGGTAAATGGACTGGCCCCCAGCTTCAGGAGGGTGGAATTGTTACAGGGCCTACTACTGCTCTTATAGGAGAAGGTGGACCCGAAGCTGTAATACCATTAAACAGAACAGGTGATATATCACGACTATTGGGAGAATTAGGTATTAGCAGGGAAGTTACAATTAACGCACCAATTACCGTTGTTAGTAATGAAATTGATATTGATGTTTTAGTTGAGAGGTTGGCCTTTAAAATGAAATCGGAGGGATTAATTTGATAAGCACAATTGAAATACAATCATTAACCATAGGAGAAGGGACAGATTATACAATTCTCAACGCAAGGGGATTTGAAAGCCCCGGAGTTGATATTGCAAGATCGCCACTTGCTGGAAGGCACGGAGTTACCATTCACCGGACGCTGTGGAGAGAAAGAATTATAAGGCTAGAGATAGGGGTAAGAGCACCCACTGTTTCAGAGCATGCAACTTTAAGGAAAAACCTCTTAGAAGCTTTTGATTTACCTAGAAACGGAAACACTACAATGAAGTTTGTGACAACTGATGGAAAGTCTCTACAAATAGATGTCAATATTGCAAATGTTATAGATGGAGGATTTTTGCCGGGATACTTAACTGCATCGAAGATGAGAATTGAGCTTATAGCAGGAGATCCAAGTATTTATACTCAAACCCAAAACGAAGAAACTATAACCCCGCCTGTTGCTGGTGGTACTGCCTTGCCTACAGCTATTCCTTTTGCTTTAGCAACGAGCGGCGGATCTGTATCAGTTGAAAATGCAGGCAATGGTATTTCTTGGCCAACAATAACTATTTATGGACCTGCGGTAAATGCACACGTTAGAAATTCCACTCTAGGAATACAATTTAACATCGAGACAACACTAACCGCTGCTCAATATGTTGTAGTTAGTCCACAAGACCAGACTGTTTTGCTTAATGGAGTTATTAACTATATACAATATTTTTCTGAAGATTGGTGGTGGCTGGAGCCGGGTTCTAATTCAATTCAATATAACTCAGAAGACAACCACCCGGATTCTTATGTCAAAATCCAATGGAGAAGCGCATACGCAGGGATATAAAAAATGGCAGAATATTCAAATTGGACATTCAAGATAAAGGATGCGGATGGAAATTTAATTGCAAATTTATTAGGAGCAAAAAAGAGGAAAATTAAAATAGGATTAAACAAGGCGGGAGAGGCTTCTTTTGTTTATGAATTAGAAGAACTTCATGACTTGGCTGATAAATTAGGATATACGGTTAATTCTTTAATAGGACTGGGAAGACATACCCTTGAATGTTCAAGGGGAGATACGACTTATTTCGCAGGACAGATTATAGAAATGAAAAAAGACCTTAATGCTGATTCCGCTCAGGTCGAAATAAAAGGTCTTGGATTCTTTTGGCTTTTAGGAACGAGGTATGTTGGCATTGATGAAGATAAAGAATATACAGACATAGACGCCGGATCAATAGCATGGGATTTAATAGACACTGTGCAATCTGAACCATATGGTGATTTTGGAATTACTCAGGGAACAATCCAGACATCCCTAAATAGAACAATATCTTTTTCAAGAAAGTCAGTTAAAGAGGCAATTGAGGAATTGGCAATAGCAGAAAATGGCTTCGATTTTGAGATAACACACGACAAGGTATTTAATGTTTATTACCCCCAAAAAGGGAGTGATATAAGCGAGTCTATTGTTTTTAGATATCCCAGCAACCACGTTATTAGTATTAAGGAAATTAGAGATGCTTCGGAATTGGCTAATTCAGTTTTTGCCATAGGGTCAGGATTTGGGCTGGAAGAAGTTAATGTAGAAAGGGACAATGTTGATTCTCAGATGATTTTTGGAAAGAGAGAAAAAATATTACCTATTAAAGACATGCCCAACGCCACTGTGTTAGGAGATATTGCCGATCAATATGTGAATATGTTTGGTCAAATTATTCCTTATTATAAAATTAAATTTATTAATAGCGATGATTTTGTTCCTAACTTAGGAGATTTCAATCTGGGGGATAGGGTTGGTTTGAAAATTAACGAGGACTATTTTGAAATAGACCAAAGCTTTAGGGTTTTTGAAATTGTAATCACCATCCAAGACAATGATTTAGAAATGGTTGATTTGGTAGTAGGACTTATTTAAATGGCACAGGAACAGAACATTGTTCGAGATATAAAGAATATTGAAAAACGGATTGCTAAACTTGAGAGGGTTAAACAGCTAATTGGAGCTGATATTGTCCAGATAACATCTTCTGATTTGGTATCTACTTCTTCTGGAAGCGTGCCGGCTGGTGGGAGAGTTGTCTTTACTTTAACAATTAGTCCCTCTAGTGGAATATTAAACCTTTGGGAT